AGGTTTGCGGGTTTGCGGGGGTTTGCGGAGCCCAGTAATAGAGCGGGTTTCGGAGCCGCAAACCTACCGCAAACCTACCGCAAACCTCGGAGCACAGAAAATGAACTTTGAAGCTGCCCCTAAGTGGCCGATCAATACCACTCATCCGCGGATGATCGCCCGGCAGGCCGCGTTCGTGGTTTGTCACCGTAATGGCCGCAGATGGTCAGGAGCGCCCTCTAACGCTGATTTGTGCCTCTGGCTAGGGTTAGACATTACCGAGCCGTCTGAATCGCTCCTAGCGTGGTTTAGCGCGCAGGGAAAGGCCATTGTGGAGGCGTCCTCCTGATGACCAGCATCGACCGCGCTATCTGGCGCATCCGCTACACCTTCGGCGAGGTCGCTTGGTGGTGGAGTTTGAGACCGTGGAGAAATTGATATGCCGCGACTGACCGCAGATCAATGGCTGGAAGCACGGCGGACATGGGAGTCCGACCCTACCGCGACATTCGAGTCACTATCGGCAAAGCTTGGCATCTCTCGGCAGGCCGTCGGCAAGATGGCAGACAAGCAGGGGTGGATGAAGCCGGATGCGCTGGCACAGATCAACCGGGCAGCGCAGGCCCGCGCCGATGCCGCAGAAGTTGCCGATCAAGTTGCGGACGAAACCGTTAAAAAACCGCTCCCTGCATCGGCGGAGCTATCAACTGACCTGCGCGCAAAGCTGGTGCAGGCGCACCGCGCCGAGCTGCGCAAGCACGCGCAACTATTCCCCGCCGAGACGGTTGCGAAGGATTTTGAGGCCGGCAAGCGGCACAAAATCATGATCGAGGCCATCGCCATCCGGCAGAAAGCAGAGCGCGCCGCTTGGGGAATGGATGATTCCACCGCGCAGCCGACAATCGTGATTGAGAGGAGCTTTGGAAAGTGACCGCAGCAACAACCAAAACATTAACAAACAGACTCGCCGCGCTTGAACGAAAAGTGGCGAAAAAGCAAGCAGAAACCGAGCAAGTGGCATGTGCCGCGCAATCCCGTTATGTGACGATAGATCAAGCATCGCAGTTGCGGCCAGCTTTTACTGGGCCGGCGTTCCGTGACCTGCGATTCAAGGCATTCGACCGCCAGAATTCACGAGGCGACACCATCAAAGGCAACGGCACCGGGGCAGCCGGGGTATGGGTGCAGATTGGAACGAAGGTACTGATTGACCTTGACGCGTTCGACGCCTGGGTGGCGTCGCATCGTGTCAGGCGTCAGGAAGACTTCGGCGCTGACGGTACGGATTGAGAGGAGATTCGGAAAGTGAAAGTCGAAATGATGGCCGTCGACCGGCTGATCCCCTATGCCCGCAACGCCAAACTGCACAACGAGACGCAGATCGCCGCGATTGCCGGGAGTATCCGCGAGTTCGGATTCAACAACCCGGTGCTGATTGACGCCGATGGCGGCATCATCGCTGGGCATGGCCGCGTCCTGGCTGCGCGTCAGCTTGGGCTTGCCGAGGTTCCGTGCATTGCATTGTCCCACCTGACCGACAACCAGAAGCGGGCCTACATCCTCGCTGACAACCGGCTGGCCGAGATCGGCGGGGGATGGGATCAAGAGCTGCTGAAACTGGAGCTTGACGATCTGCGGCTGGAGGATGTTGATCTGGACGGCCTGGGCTTCGATGATGCCTCGCTGGATGAGTTGCTGACAGGTATGGATGATGGCGGCACGGAAGGACTGACCGACCCGGACGAAGCGCCGGAGCCGCAGGCCGAAGCCATCACCCGGCCGGGCGATGTCTGGGTGCTGGGGCGGCATCGGATTATGTGCGGGGATAGTACCGACGCTGGCAGCGTGGCGCTGTTGATGGCTGGGGGCATGGCTGACCTGTGCTTTACCGACCCACCTTATGGCGTCGATTACGACGGCGGCCACGCGGTAAAAGGCGTCCGGCGCGAAAAGCTGGCCAACGATGGCGACGCGGATATTTATTCGCGCGTGCTGCCGGTGATATTCGCCAGCACGAAGGAAACCGCAGCGCTTTACCTGTGGTTTTCCGACAGCAAGTCCGCCGCCGTCACCGCCGCCGTCACCGCCGCCGGCTATGAGGTGCGCAACACGATCATCTGGAACAAGAACATGGCGCAGTTTGGTGCCATTGGCGCGCAATACAAAAGCAAGCACGAACCCTGTCTCTACTGCTTTAAGCGCGGCAATGCGCCGGTGTGGCGCGGCCCGACCAACGAGGTTAGCGTGTGGGACGTCAAGCGCGAAAGCAAAAACGAGTTTCACCCGACGCAAAAGCCGGTCGAGCTGGCGGCGCGCGCAATGAATAATTCGTCGGCGGCTGGTGACATCGTGCTGGAGGTATTCAGCGGCAGCGGCTCGACACTGATCGCCGCCGAACAAACCGGCCGGCGCTGCTACGCGATGGAACTCTCGCCGCAATACGTCGACGTCGCCGTCCGCCGCTGGCAGCAATTCACCGGCAAGGTCGCCACGCTTGAATCCACTGGCGAGCCGTTTCCAGAAGTCGGCGCTGACGGTACGGCATGACCCGCATCATCATCCCCGCCATCGACCTGCATCCTGGACAGCAGCGCATCCTTGCCAGCGATGCGCGATTCCGCGTCGCCTCCTGCGGACGGCGTTTCGGCAAGACCCTGCTGGCGATGGAATGGCTCGCCCTGATGGAAGGCGGGGCGGTCGAAGGCAAGCCGGTCGCGTTCTTCGCGCCGACGTACAAGCTGCTGCTTGACGTGTGGTCTGACTTCGAACGAACCCTGAAGCCAGTCACGGTTAAGGCCAACAAAACCGAGATGCGCATCGAGCTTATCACCGGCGGGAAGATCGATTTCTGGACGCTGGAGGATGCCGACGCTGGGCGGGGGCGCAAGTACGCGCGCATCGTGCTGGATGAGGCCGCGCACGCCCGTTACCTCAAGGACGCATGGGAGCGGGCCATCGCGCCGACCCTGACTGACTACCGGGGCGAGGCGTGGTTCATCAGCACGCCGAACGGGATCAACTACTTTCACGAGCTGTTCCAGCGCGGGGCCGATCCGTTGCACCCAGACTGGGACAGCTTCCACATGCCTTCGACCGTCAATCCGCATATTCCGCCAGACGAGATCGGGCAGAAGCGCGCCGAGCTTCCCGATCTGGTCTTCCGCCAGGAATACCTGGCCGAGTTCGTGACATTCGGGGCCGGCCTGGTCAAGCCGGACATGCTGGTCGACGGGCCATGCCCTCCCGGCCTGCCCGTCGTGCTTGGCGTCGACCTCGCTATCAGCGAGAAGACCGGAGCTGACTGGACGGCCATCGTCGCCACGAGCCGCGATCCGGTCTCCGGGGCGATCTACCTGCGTGAAGTTGAGCGGTTCCGCGGGGCGTTCCATGAGGTGTTGAACCGCATCAAAGCCGCTGCCGCCCGCCATCAGCCGGTTATCATCGCCATTGAGCAGACACAGTATCAGGCCGCTGTGGTGCAGGAGCTGGCGCGCACGACCACGCTCCCGGTGCGCGGCATCCGCCCGGATCGGGACAAGCTGACGCGCTTCGCGCCGCTGCTGACGCGCTACGAGCAGCGCATGGTGCGGCACGACCCCTCCGGCGTCCCCGCATGGTTCCGTGATGAGCTGCTGGCCTTCCCCGAGGGCGAACACGACGATGGTGTGGATGCCGCGGCGTATGCCTTCTCTGCGCTGCCGATGGTCAATCCGCCGCCGTCAATGGTCAAGATCGCCAGCCTATGAGCGACATGGACGCGACCTTGATCCATATCGAGGCCTCGCTGGCATCTGATGAATTCAAGGCACGCCTGTTCGCGCTGCTGGCGCGCCGTGGCCTCTACCGGGTGCGGCGTGACACTCTGCAATATCACCGCGCCGAAGCGGTCGCCAGCTTGTTCGCTCAAGGGCTCAGCCGGGCCGAAGTGCGCGATATCACAATGGAGCGCTTCGGCGTTTCTCGCCGGTCTGCTTATCGTCTTCAGCAGCGTAGCTTCTGCCCGCGCCAAGAAAGGTTGTTCGAATGACCCCGGAACAGGAACAGGCACTGCTCGACGCCACGGCGCTGGGCCTCGATAACGATCTGCGCGACGGCTACCGCAAGTTGCTGGCGCTGATCGATGATGGCATGGCCCCGCGCGACGCAATACAGGCCGTTCTAGCCGATTTCAAGGGCCAGTATGCCGAGCTATTGGCCGAGGGCTTCACGGCGATCCTAGAGCGTTCTGTGGGCACTGCAAGCGTATTGGCGATGAAGGTCTCCGGCCTGACGCTCTCGCAGCGCCTTTATGCCGAGTCTCGCAACGTCTCGGCCACCGTCGCCGGGTTGGTGGATCGGCACGCCAAGGGCTTCCAGGACGCGCGCAAGCTGACGCTGGACATTTATGAGGGCTACGGCTTCAAGCCGGACGAGGTGCTCAAGCTCTCGCCGCGGAATGCCAAGTTGCCGAAGTACCTGCGCAGCGAACTGCTGACAGACCCCGGCCTGGCCGGCGATCTGGCGCGGCACTTCACGCGGGTGCAGATGACCAATCTGAAGACCCCGGCGCTGAAGGCTGCTTACCTTGAAGCACTCGACGCGATGGAGAAGGGGGTTGGCCAGGAGGCTCTGGCGCGCAAGCTCAACGTCGCCTATCAGGAGCGGATGCGCTACTTCGCCAATCGGATCGCGCAGACCGAGTTACACCGTGCCTACGCCGACCGGCAGGCGGTCGAGTTGATGGAGGATGATTCTGTCGAGTACGTGCAATGGCGCATGAGCGCGAAGCATCCGAAGGTTGATATCTGCGACATGCTGGCCAAGGTCGATAAGTACGGTCTGGGGCCGGGAATCTACCCCAAAGCGAAAGCGCCGAAGGGGCCAGCACATCCGTTTTGTAGGTGTGTTCTCCGCCCGATCCGCGCGCTCAATGGGGCCAAGGCAAACCTCGATCCGGCTGCCGAACGGGAATGGCTCAAGCAGCAGGACGCCCATTCCGCCGCGCAGGTGATGGGCAGCAAGGCCCGGCGCGATGCGGTACTGAAGAAGGGCGAGGATGCGCTGTCGGTTTGGAACGGCACGCACAAGGACAGCATGTACCACGTGCGGACGGTGGGGGAGGTCGACGGGAAGAACTGGCCGAGGCAGATGCAGCCGGAACCAGAAGACGCCTAACCCTCCACCCGCGCCCGCACCGCCAGCAGCTTGTAGGCGTCGACGCGATCCTCATCTAGTATCGAGTCGGTGTAGCGGCATCCTATCGTCGCCAGCGCCGAGATGACTTGCGCTTCGAGGTCGAACAGGGCGGCATAGAGCTTTTCCAGTCGGACGCGGCCATCATCATCCGGTGTGTCGTCGAATGGCTGAATGGGTAACCCGAGGTAGATCGTCAGTTCGATCTGGCGCGCACCGACAAGCTGACTCGGGATGGCCCGCCCTGGCACGATGCGCAGAATCGGATAATCCGCCGCCGTCAGGTTCGCTTCCAGCCCGATCTTGAGCGTGGTAATGCCGGGAATATCGGTTAGCGCGGTTTTGACGCGTTCCAGGGTCTCCATCATGGCTCAAGCCCTTTCCAGCGAGACCGTCAGGGCCGGAAGCGGGTTGCCGTCTGCGTCGTCGGTCGCGGCTTTCGCTTGGGATAGCGTGGAGTCAAATTCCTTGCGGTAAGCCGCCAGTTTGGCAGAAAACACGTCGTCGCCGGAATTCATGCACTCCTGGCAGGTCAGCACGTAGGCGCGCAGCGGTACAAGACGGTCAAGCCATTCCTGGGCAAACGTGCCGATCTGGGCTACGTCGGCAATGGCGCGATCTTCGCGGGATTCCGCCTGTGCGGAGAGGTAGACGTCGGCGTAGGTGTAGGGCATGGTCAGATTCCTTTGGTCGCCTGTTGGACGATGGCGTCGAAGTTGCGAATGGCTTCGCGTGCGGCATCGGCTAGATAGGGGTCGCCTTTGTAGCCGGGGTGTTTTACGGTGTTGGCGAAAATAAATTTCCCGCCTGCTGCCCATCGCAGCGTTTTTTGTCTCTTTACGTAGAACGGGGCAAATATCCCGCCGAGAATCTTGTTCGGCGGCTTTGGATATACCTTGTACGGCGTAACCGGCTTGCCCATGATGATATGCGGCCTTGTCCCCCAATGCACAAACACTGCATGGGGGGCGCGCTGCGGATCGTTGCCGATTTCGTAGCCGTGCGGGATGGGCTTGCTGTAGAGCGACTGGAACAGCGCGCCGGTTTGGGTGTGCTTGTCGGCCCGATCAAGCGCTTTCTCGTGCACGAAGTCGGCAAAGTACCGTAGCACCTTGCTTTCGATCTCCTTCGGCAGTTCCAGCAGCCGGGTCTCGACTGCATCTAGACCGGCGATTTCGACGCGGATCATTCTTGTGCCGTCTCGCCATCGCCGACTTCGGGAGCGCCGCCCTCGATGGCGTCGATAATCGCCTGCATGTCTTCCGGTGCCGTGGTGGCGAAGGCTAGGCTAGCAATGGTCTTCTGCTGTTGCCGGGTCGCCTCGGCCGGGAATCCGGAAAGCTGCATGTTCTGCAAGACTTCGAACTCTGTTTTTATATCCGCCAGGGCGTAGTCCTTCGCCCATTCGACTGTTGCGCGCTCGGGCGGCAGGTTCAACCATGCGCAGGCGGTCTCCCAGACGCGCCGCTCGAAGTCTTCCATGCGTCGGGCAAAACTGGCCAGCGCGGAATTCAGCGCCTGGAAGCGGATTGTCAGGGCCACGCCGGATTCGGCGGTTTCCTTCTCCGGGGCTTCGACCACCAACGCTACGCGTTTGATGGCTTCTTCCAGCTTGGCGATGGTATCGAGATAGATGCGCGCCGGCCCGTCAGGCGGGGCGATGAATTCAGGCGTTGCCCCGCGATGCGTCAGCATATTGTGCGTCCCGATGGCTTCGGCAACGCTGGCCGCGCTGAACTGGGTATCTTCGGGCGGTATCTGGTAGGTCAGCAGAGAGAATGTCTGTGCGCGCAGAATCTCATCAAGTTCGCTGCGCGCGTTGAACAGGCGCTTTGAGATGTCGGCGATCTGAGCGAAATCGCCAAAACCGGGGAAGTCGCCTGTTTCTGAGAAGGCCAGCACCGGGCATAGGCCGAGCGCGTGCACGTCGCCAGCGACTTCCTTGTCGCCATGCCGTACCCACCACCGCTGCGTATCCCACCCCTTGATGGCGTTCTTGCCCTCCCAGACGATGCTGTATTCGGCCATGTCCAGCCGCCCGCGTTCGTCGAGCGAATACTTGAGCACGTCTTCCGGCTTGATCGGTACGAGGTAGGGGAAGAATCGTTGAGCGCGCTGATCGGCGAGCGATTGCGCATCGCCGGCGGGCATATCGACCAGCAGCAGCATCGATCCGCGTGCTTTCGCTTCGACCATGAATGATTGCCAGAAGATATCGAGCGAATCGCCGCGCCAGTTGCAGTCGGCGGCGAAGTCTTCCAGTAGCGGATTTTGTACGTCACGCATCGGCGGCTTCTTGGCGAGGTAGCCAACGAAGCGTTTGCAGGCCGAGAGCAGATGGTTTTCGTACCACGCGACCTGATTGCGCCTGGCGAACTTTTCGACGGACTCCCGCGGGTAGCGCACTAGCGCAGTTATCCCGGTATCAATGGCGCGTCCGGTTCCGTCTTCGGTCACGGTGGGGCGGAAGACTCCGGCTCCGGTCAGGGCGTCGGCGATGAAACGGAATCGGGCAATGTCTAGGGTCATGGGGCAAGCCTTGCGCGTGCGTGAGGGATGCCGGGTAGTTTCGTTTCAGGTTGTGCCACTTCTGCGTAAAAGTGGCACACCAGCGCGGAAGATGGCAGGCGTCATCATTTTGGCGAGAGGCCACGACCCCATGAATCTGGAACCCCTGAAAGAAAAGCTAGGCGACGAGACGTTTGCCAAGCTGGAAGCCTATGTGAGCGAGATCGTCGGCAAGCGTGACGCTGCCGTCGCCGAGATCGCTACTACGCGCAAGGGCTTGCGAGCCGAAAACGAGAAGTTGAAGGCATTGCGCGACACGCTGTTCGAAAAGCTCGGCATTGATGAGGATGCCGACCTGGACAACCTGCCGGCTATCAAGGGGCAGGCCGAAGCTGCCAAGCAGTTCGAGTCGCGCATCAAGCGACTTGAACGCGAGAAGGCCGAAGCCGAGCAACGCGCCTCCGATGTAGAGGGCAAGTACAAGGGCAGTCGGATGGATGCGGCATTGGCGAAGGCCATGTCGGCGCATGACTTCATCGATACCGACTTGGTAGCCAGCTACATCGGCAACCGTGTTCAGTGGGAAGACGACCAGATCATGGTCAAGGACGGCGACAAGCTGATGCCTTTGGAAGATGGCGTCAAGCTGATCGCTCAGACCAAACCGCACTTACTCAAAGCCCAGGGCCGATCCGGTTCTGGCAGTACCACCGGGGCGGGAAGCTCGGGCGGTAAATCGCAGATTACCCGTACCGAGCTGGAAGCCATGTCACCGCAACAGCGGCTTGACGCGGCCAAGGCTGGCGTTCAAATCATTTAAGAAAGGAATTAATCATGGGTGCTACCCTCGGCAATCTCGTTACAGATGTTCAACTCTCCCTGGATGTAATCAGCCGCGAACTCACAGGTCTGATTCCCGCGGTCACTCTTGACGCCGCGCCGGCTCGTGCCGCCATTGGCCAGACCGTGCGCAGCTTCGTTGCTCCGGCTGTGAGCGCGCAGAACGTTTCCGCTGCACACACCACGCCGGATGACGGCGACCAGACCATCGGTAACATTACGATGGGCATCACCAAGGCCCGCCGTGTGCCGATCCGCTGGACAGGGGAAGAGCAACGCGCCGCAGGAAATTCCGTACCGGGTGGTGCACAGGCCATTCTGGCCGCACAAGTGCAGCAGGCAATCCGCACGCTGACCAACGAAATCGAATCCGATCTGGCTGCATTGCAGGCTACTGCATCACGTGCCGCAGGCACTGCCGGCGCGGCTCCGTTCGGCACTGCCGGCGACTACACCGCCGCGTCACTGACCCGCAAGATTCTCGCCGACAACGGCGCACCGCTTTCTGACTTGCAACTGGTGCTGAACACCACTGCTGGCGCGAACATTCGCGGCAAGCAGGCCGCCGCGGCTGATGCCGGTTCCGACAGCATTCTCCGTCAAGGCGTCCTGCTCGATATCAACGGCATGATGGTGCGTGAATCCGCGCAGATCGTCACCAGCACGGCGGGCAGCATGGCCAGCGCCTCCACCACAGGCACTCATGCGGCCGGCGCAACCACCTTGACGCTGAAGAATGCTACGGGGACTGGCACCGTTTCAGCGGGCGATGTAATCACCATTGCGGGCGATACCAATCAGTATGTGGTGACTGCCGCAGCGTTCGCTGGAGCTAACCCGGCAACCGGCGACACGATCACCATTGCTGCTCCCGGCCTGCGCGTCGGATTCACCGCCGACAAGGTGATTACCGTTGTTGCCGCTGCCGCCCGAAATATGGCCTTCAGCAAGTCGGCGATCATCCTGGCGACACGTCTGCCGGCTTTGCCGGACGGCGGCGACCTGGCTACGGATCGCAGCGTCATTACCGATCCGCGCACTGGTTTGTCCTTCGAGCTGGCGATGTATCCCGGCTACCGTCAGATGAAATATGAGCTGATGATTGCTTGGGGTGTGAAGAACGTCAAGCCGGAGCACACCGCTCTGCTGTTGGGCTAATTGGCCTGATTGTGCGGGCGTTCTGTCTGTATCTGGACGCCCGCACCACCATGAGAAAAGGTACTCCATGAGCAAGAAGACGATCACTCCTGAAGCCGTCCCGCCAGAGCCGAGTTTCGTCGGCGACGAGCACTGGGGCAAGGGCGGTAGCTACATCGTCGTCAACGGCCAGCGCGTCCCCGCGCCCGCGGAAGATGCCGCGCCGCTGCCCGAACAACCCGCCGAGAAAGGTGAATAAATCATGCCTAACCTGATTGCATCCCCGCGTTTGTGGGATAAGAAAGCCGTCGTCCTCAAGACCGAATCGACCTATGGAACCGATGCCGTGCCAACTGGTGCGGCGAACTGGTTCGAGGCGCGCAACGTCTCGCTGACCAGCTTCGAAGCCGAAACCGCCGAACGCAACCTGATCGAAAACTGGCTCGGCAGTAGCGGTAAGATCATTGCCGCCACATGGAGCAAGTTATCGTTCGAAATTGCGTTGGCCGGGGCAGGTGCAGCCGGTACTGCTCCCAAGTACGCCCCCATGCTGCGCGCCTGCGGCTTTGCCGAGACCATCTCGGCAGGCGTTAGCGCGACCTACAACCTCGCGTCCAGCGCCTTCTCAAGCGTTACTGCCTACCTTGAAATCGACGGCATCCTCTACAAGTTCGTGGGTTGTCGTGGCAACGTCAAGGGCAAGATCAACGCCAAGGGCATTCCCGTCCTCGCCGTCGAACTGACCAGCATCTATACCGCACCCGCTGCCGGCTCCATCAGCGGCATCAGCAAGACCGGCTGGACGTATGAGGAGGCAGTCAACGACGTCAATACCGGCAAGGTGACGTTCAACAGTGTTGATCTGGCGTTCTCGGCGTTCGAGTTCGATGTGGGCAACCAGATTTCCCGCATCTCGCTACCGGGGCCGCAGGTCGAAGTGATGATTCGCCAGCGCGCTGCCACAGCCAGCCTGACCGTGCTCGCGCCGGCGTTGGCGACCTTCAACCCCTACACGCTGGCGACTGCCGGGACGGTCGCCACACTGACCAACACGCACGGGTCGGCGGCAGGTAAGAAGGTCACAACCAACGCCAAGGCTCGTGTAATCGGCATTACCGAGAACGATATCGACGGCATGGCGGCTTACACCCTCAACCTTGAGTTGCTGCCGGTATCCGGTAACGACGAACTTAGTCTGGTGGTACTGTGATGGGCTTCAAGGTACGCAAAACCGACTATCGCGCCTGGCCGGTCACAGTCAGGTTGCAGGAGTGCGACGCCGCGGGGAATGTCGCCGAAATCGAACAGACCTTCGTCGCGCACTTCAAGCCTTTTTCCGAGGCGGAGAACGCGCAGATCGTCGCCGAAATCGAGCAGCGCTACCCGCCAAGGGCTGAAGGCGAGCCGGTCAATCTGTCCGAAACGCTGAAGCGCAATGCCATGTATTTCGGGCGCGTGATTGTTGGTTGGGGGCCGGAGGTTACGGACGATTCCGGCGTGCCGCTGAAGTTCTCGCAGGAGGCGTTGGCGCAGTTGATTACCGGCCCGGATGGCCTCGCCATCAGCGCAGCGCTGTCGCACGCTGTCGGGCAGTTGCGTTATGGAATCGCTCCGGCAAAAAACTTGAACGCCTCGCCGTCGCCTGGGGAAGCCTCCGGCGTAAGCGAGGCCGAGACGAGTTCGCCAGCGACCTAGCCGCCTTCGGCATCGAGTGCGACGCCCCACAGGACGAAACGCTCGACCTCTGGCCGGAGAACGCGCTGATCTGGCAGCTTTGGCTGGAGATGCAGAACCGCTGGCGGATCATCGCCGGCTTGAATGGTGAACGCTGGCAGGGGTTGGACATGACACAGGCCGAATCGATCATGAGAACGCGGGGCATCAAGCGCAAGGAGCGCTCCCGCATTCTTGACGGCCTGATGGTTATGGAAGCGGCTGCGCTGGGGGTGATGAATGCGTGACATACAACTAGGCATCAAGATCACCGCTGACGGGCGCGTGGCTGCGGCAGAGATTGATCGCACACAAAAGGCGCTTGGTGGGATTGGAGATTCCGCCAGAAAAGCCGGCGATAGTCTGAAATACATGATTGCCCCACTGACCTCGATGATTGGGTCGGGCGCAGTCGTCGCCAGCGCGATTTCCGTGCAGCGCGAATTCGACAAGATCAACACCGGGTTGGTCACAGTCACCGGAACGGTTGGAAAGGCGGGGCAAGCCTTCGATATGCTCGCTGCTTTCGCGTCACGCACCCCGTTCTCGCTGCAAGAAGTCAGCAATGCCTTCGTCAAGCTGCGCACGCTCGGCCTTAACCCGACTGAAGCCGCCTTGACCAGCTACGGCAACACCGCGGCGGCGATGGGCAAGGGCTTGAACCAGATGATCGAAGCGGTTGCCGATGCAGCAACCGGAGAATTTGAGCGCCTCAAAGAGTTTGGCATTAAGGCCAGGCAGAATGGCGATGAGGTATCGCTGACGTTTAAGGGCGTGACGACGACCATCGGCAATAACGCAGCGGAAATCGAAGCCTACCTGCAACGCATCGGTAACGTCGACTTTGCTGGTGCGATGGCGCGACAAGCCGCCACGCTCGATGGAGCAATCAGCAACCTCGGCGATAGCTGGTCGCAGTTGATGCTGACGATCAGCCAGTCCGGGCCGGGCGATCTGCTGGCCGAAAGCGTGCGTACCGCCAGCGGCGCGCTTGGCGATCTATCGGCGATCATCAAGGAATTGCGGCGCGATCAAGACGACGCCGCGAAAAGCGCGGAAGGATTTGCCAGCGTCCAGGCCGGCATTCGCACGGTCTTTGAAGTGGTCGCCGTGGGCGCGGCGAATGCCTCGTTCATGCTCAACACGCTGGGCATGAGTATCGGTGCCGCCGCAGCGAAGATCGAGGCACTGTCGCGGCTGGACTTCGCCGGCTTCATGGCGATTGACAAGGCGCAGATGGCTGACGCACAGAAGGCCGCTGCCGAGCTTGAAAAGACCGTGAATCGGATACTGAATCCGATCAAACAGCTATCTGGCGCAAGCATCCTTGACGCACGCGACTTGCAGTTAGCGCAAACCGGCATGGCCGGCGTCGCCACGGCAACCGAACGGGCTGGCAAAGCCGCCAAAGAAGCCGGCGACGACTTTGCGCACATGAAGCGGATGATGGCCTTGCTTGAGGCAGACACAAAAGCGTTAGAAAAAGCAAAAAACGACTTGGCTGAATCTCAAAAACGCGAAAACGATGCTATGCAAGCCGCCTACGCCGCCGGCGAAGATCGCTTGCGCACCATAGAACAGCAAGCGCAAGCGCTGGAGCGCGAGTCGGAGGTATATGGGCTGACCCGTGGCGAGATTGAGCGCACCATCATCGCGCGTATGGAAGAAGCGCGCAGCATCGCAGAAGCGAATGGCGCACTCCCCGAACATCTCGACTACTTGCAGCGCGAGATCGATCTGCGCAAGCGCCTCGCCGCCGCCGCCGACAGCAAGGAAGCGCTCGACGCCAACGACAAGGCGACCAAGCAGATGCAGTCGGACTGGGAGAAGATGCACGACCAGCTCTCCCAATCGCTCACCGATGCCCTGATGGGCGGCGGCATGGATGCCGGCGAGGCGCTGCAACGCTACTTCAAGACGTTGGTATTGCGCCCCATCATCCAGGGCGTAGTCAATACCGCAATGGGCGCAGTCGGCAGCGCCCTCGGCATCAGCGGGCCGTCAGGCAGTAGTGGTGGTGGTTTGTTGAACACTGTCAGCGGTGCCAACACCCTTTGGAACATGACTCAGCCGGGGTCGATGTACTACAACTTCGCAACTGGTGGAATTGGTCAAGCATTGGGTTTGGGAACCGGTTTGGCAGCGGCAACATGGAATGCTGGCGTTGCAGGTGCCGCGGCGACAGGGTTAAGTACAGGCACTGCTGTTTATGGGTTGGGTTCAACAGGCACTGCGATTGGCGGACTGTCTGTTAACGCCGCAGGGGGCGCAGCTACGTTGGGGGCTGGGGGTGGTGCAACGTCCGCTGGGTTGTCCGGTTTCGGCGCGGCCGTCCCGTGGGTTCTCGGTGGTCTAGCGTTACTCAGCGCCTTCGGTGTCTTCGACGGCGGCGTCGAACCCGGTGGCGGCATGTGGGTTGGCAGCAACTGGAAACCCGGCGCGAACCTTGCCACAGCACGCAAACTCGACCCAGAAGGCAACCCCGGACGGCTTGTCGACAGTCCGTGGGGCATCATGGGTGCGATTGTCGGTGGCACTGACAACAACGACGAACTCGAGCTTGAATTTGCCCAGAAACTGCTGACGCCTGCTGCTGCTCGCGACTACGCCATCAGCAAGTTGCTGACCGATGCAGAAAACGCCGCGATCAAGAAAGCGCTGGAAGGTTTCGGCAAAGACGATTACGAGAATTTCGGCGCAGGCATCGAGGAACTGCTGATCGGTCGGCTCGGCATCGTTACCGACGCCGTTGGTGGCTGGATCGATGATATCGCCGACACCTTCACCGGATCGCTAGACGAGACTTACAACGTAGTCGGCGCGCTCATCAACCTGCGCGGCAACGAGACAGCGGAACTACTCGCTGACGAACTCCTGTCGGTGCTTGATGTCAAGACCGTTACCGAAACCATCACAACCGGATTCGGCGGCATCATAGGCAGCCTGACGGACGGCGCAGAAGGCATCGAGGATGCCAGCTCACTGTTCGGTCGCTTCGCTCGTGGCGGCAAGACCTCCACCACCACGACCACCGAATACACCCTGTCCGACGAAGCCGCAGCGCTCCTGCGCGAAGGCGAATCAATCGCCGAGATGTTCCTGCGCGTGACCTCCTCATTGGTGAATGTCAACCCGATCTTGCAGCGGATCAACGTCGGCATGTTCGGCATCACGCTGGCTGGTGGCGACATGGCCAGCAGTCTGGTGGATGCTCTCGGCGGCATGGAGCAATTCACGGCAGCGACCAGCAATTACTACGGTCTGTTCCACACGCAAGGCGAGCAGTGGGCAGACGCGATGGGCGCATTGGCGACCGCGTTTGATGATTTCGACGTGACCCTGCCGAGCGGTACAGACGCCTTCCGCGATCTGGTCGAATCGCTCGACATGACCACGGACGCGGGCCGCGAAACCTTTGCCAGCCTGATGGAGGTTGCCCCGGCATTCAAGCAGATCGTTGGTGCTTTGGAGGATGCCATGCAGGCAACCTCCACCATGTTTGAAACCTCGATCCGCACGATCAACCTCGACATGCTCGACACGGAGGGCAAGTACAACTTCCTCGACGGCGAGGCCGCGCGCTATCGTGATGTGCTATCGACTCTCTCCGACCCGACCCTGATCGCCGAATACGCCGGCCGCCTCAACGACAGCATCATGCAGGCGTGGGGATTGCTGGACGAAGGGCAGCGCCAATCAACCGGCGACGAATACATCGCCCTGCTGGAAGCTGCCGACGACCTGGCGATGACGCGCTACGAAGCGGCCCGCGATGCGGCTATCCAGACGGCACGAGATAACGCCGACATGATGGCAACGGCGGTTCGCACGGCAGTTACCGAGGCTATGAGTGCCGTGGTTGGCGCGGCTCAAGCGCAGACCACCAGCAACGGTCAGTTAGCCGGCGTCATCGCGCAGGGCATCCAGGCGCATGTGACGGTGGATGTGAATGTGCCGCAGTACGAAAGCGGGATGCTGCGATGAAGACCCTCTCATCAGCCCTACTGGCCGAACTCGGCCTGACCATCACCCGTCCTGGCCATCTGGTCGAACTCGGCTTTTCTTCCCCGCTGCGCCTCTCGACGCTTGGCGAAATCTCATGGGCCGGCAACACGTGGATCGCGGCGGATGTGCAGGTCTCCGGCATCCGTAGCGACGGCACGCTGGCGCAGTCCGGGGCGCTGCGCTTCGCCAACACGTTTGACGACTTCGGCGCAGCCATCCTCAACGAAGGCGTCGCCGACCGATCCATCAAGGTCTATACCGTCTATGCCGGCGCACCGGACGACGCGGTGCTGATGTTCGATGGTGTGGGCGACGAAGCGTCATGGGATGCACAGGGCCGCGTGACGATCCGCCTCGCGCAATCCGCCACGCGCACCTCTTTCTGGCCGCGCCGGCGCATCAATGCCGCCAGCGGATTCAATCACCTGATTGCCGCCGGATCGAGAATCACCATCGGCGGGCAGCCGTACATTTTGGAGCGAGGACGCTAAATGGCCGCTTACCCGACCCTACCGATCTCCCTCGGCTCGAAAGCATCGCCAGAGGCAGGCATCAAGATTGACCGCGCCAGCAACGGTGCAGCGCGTGGGCGCCGGCTCTTTACCGATGACAAGCGTAGCTTCGACGTTTTGCACGCCTTTTTGACGACCGCGCAGCAGACCACGCTGATGAATTTCTACACGGCCAACAAGGATGCCGAGGTGGACTTTACCTTCGTCGGCGTGACCTACACGTGCATCTTCTCCGACGCCCCGCAGCCAGAGCATCACGCCGGCCAGTATGTCAGCTACCGCGTGAAGTTGGAGGAAGTGTGATCCTCAAGTACCTACCACCTGTCAATTGGTCGCAACCCACGCCGGTCACGCCAGCGCCGATCATTAACGATGGAGCGACACCGGCTGAAGACCGGCAACTGACGCTGGCCGCAGAGCACGCACCGATCCGCACGGTCTACGGCAAGGATCGCATCGGCGCACAGATCGCCAACGTCGCCGCGTTGGGCGCGTATTGGGTCATCCAAGCGATCTGGTGCGAAGGCGAGATTGACTCGATTGACGACCTGCGCATCAACGACGCGGAAGAACTCCCGGCAGGCACCGTCGTCACCCACTACAACGGCACCAGTGGACAAGGCGTAGATGCTACGCTGGCCGCTGCCATCAGCGGCTATGCCGACACGTTACCGGGCATCGCCTACACCGTGCTCAAGATTCCGGTTGCCGGCCTGGATAGCTTCCCGCAGGTTGCTGCGACGATTACCGGCTTGATCCCGTCAGGCAACCCTGCGCTGATCCTGCGCGATTTCGTGATTCGTGCCGCCGGCATGGGCGTGAATGAGGCGAGCTTTACCGCCGTCGCCGCTGCCTGCGACGAACTGGTATCGGGTGTAAAACGCCGCGTCCTGGGCATCACGCTCGACAATGTGCAGGACGTAGGCCAGTGGATCGACGTGCTGCGCACCTACGCCAGTTGCTGGCTTGTGCTGGATGACGACGGGCTGGTGCGTGCCGTGGCGGATCGGCCAGCCTCCCCGGTCGCGTTCGCGTTGGCGCATGACGATGGGCAGGTCGGTCAGATCAGTTTCAAGAAGCGCGGGATGCGCAACGTGCCGACCTGCGTTCGCGTGCGTTACACCGACACCAGCACGATACCCTGGCGAGATGCGTGGCAGGAAGCTGACAGCGGCGATACGCCCAGGCGCGACTCGGAAGTCGCCCTGCCGGGCATTCACGACGCCGCGCAAGCCTACCGCGAAGCCGTCGAGCGGCTCAACAAGCTGACCCTGTGCGACCTGTCGGCGACGGTCGAAGTGTTCGATGAGGCGCTGAAACTGGAAGTGGGCGACGTTATCCCGGTCACGCACCCCTACGGGCTGGACGACAAACCCATGCGCGTGATGGGCGTCGAGGGCGACTATGGGCGCTATAGCCTCGCGCTGGTGGAGTACGACCCGGCGGTCTATTCCGATGCCGTCGCGTCAGCGCCGACTGTTCCCGATACCACGCTGCCCAATCCGCTTGACCTGCCGGCCTTGACCGGACTGACCGCCGTCGAGGAGTTGGTGCAGTTCGCCGACGGCACCTGGGGCAGCCGCATCCGCATGACGTGGGACGCGCCGACGCATCCATTCTTGTACCGCTACAACATCGTGATCGAGCAGGCCGGCGTCGGTGTGATCGACACCCGCGTGGTGCGTGACGAAGTGCATCTGACGCCCCCGGTCGAGGAGGGCATCACCTACATCTGCAAGGTGGCTGCGCTCTCGACGGTCGGGGCGTTGGGCGATTACGCGCAGGCCAATGTAACCGCATTGGGAAAATCAATGCCACCGCAGCCGATCCCGGCAGGGACGTTCCAGGCGTTTGAAGCCGGCGGCACGGTCTATCTGGAGTGGGGGCAGGCAGCGGATATCGACGTATGGCGCTACCGCATCAAGCGCGGCACGACCGCGCAGACCTATGCGCAGGCCACACAGATCGATCTGGTCGACGCACTGCGCTACATGGACAAAACCGCGCCGGTCGGCACCTGGCGCTATTGGGTGGAAGTGGTTGATTCGGTGCGGCTGGAATCCGGTACGCCGCGCTCAAAGGATGTGGTGGTCACAAGCGATGTCAATGCGTTTCTGGTGAATGCCTACGACCAAACAGCGCCGCAGTGGTCGAACCTTTTAAGGTATTCGGAGCAGTTTGATAATGCTGCTTGGGCGAAGACGCGTTCCAGTATCTCGGCAAACGCTACGACCGCGCCTGATGGCGCGTTAATAGCTGATGCGCTGATTGAAGACACGACTGTAAGTAGTACACACTACGCCACGCAGCAACTCACAGGTTTAATAGCAGGGGCACCGTACTCGTTTTCAGTTTACGCAAAGTCTTGTGGCCGCTCCAGGTTTTACTTGATGGAGGGGAACAACACAACCGGGAGTGCGTTGTTTGATGTATCCGCAGGGACGATCATCTCAACATCAGGTAATGGATCTCCCACAGCCATAATGACGGCGGTTGGAAATGGCTGGTATAGATGTAGTCTAACGCTGACGTTGGTTGGAACAGTCCACAACTGTCAAATCAGACTGACTAATTCGACAACGGATTCCTACACCGGCGATGGCACCAGTGGAATATACATCTGGGGCGCCCAGCTTGTTCCGGGTCGTTATTCTGAATACCAAAATACAACTAATTCCGCCATCATCGGGGGCGCGAACATGGCGAGCTTCCGCCTCGGCCCAACCGACGACAAAACCCGCTACGTGACGGAAGACGGCGCAGCCTTCGGCACCAAATACAGCAGCAACCTTGCAACCTGCGGAAACGTGCTTGCAACCTATCACGCCAGCATAACCTCGACATGGCTAGGCGAGGCCGAGGACTTTGGCCTGCTGCTTGGCGGCGACTGGCGCGGGACGGCGGACGTATCCGCGTTGTCGGGCAGCATCGCCAGCAGCATGGGGTTCTCGGCTGACGGTAGCGCCTACACCTACCTGTCCGGGTTGGCTCAGAAGACCAACGGACGCTTCGCCCGGATGAAGCACGAAGCCCTGACCACATCAACCCTGCTGGCGACCGCGCCGACGCAGAACATCCGACTTGACGCCATCCCACGCGAGGAAGCCGGGACGGGAACGTCAAGCGCATCCGGTGCGGTGACGATCACCCTGTCCAACAGCTACGCCGCAGTCAAGAAGCTGACCATCACGCCGGAAGGCAGCACGGCCCGATTCGGGGTGTATGACGCGATTGTGCTCGGTACGCCGACGACCTTCCAGGTGCATGTCTTCAACGATGCCGGTGCGCGCATCGCCAGCAATTTCCGCTACGCATTCCAAGGAGTCTAAATGCCCTATACCGCATTCGACGCAACCAAACCGGACGCGACTACGCAGAACGGCACGCAGTTCGCGCAATCCGCACGCGACAACCTCAAGGCCATCCGTGACGCTGCCCTGATGGGCGGCGGATTCTTCGGCTGGCCGCTGGCGATCTCTGGCGGCACAGCAGAGCAACCAACCACGTTTATCTACAGCAGCGGCACTGAGCGTGTGCGGGCTGTTATTACTTGGGGAACGACGGGAGGCGCGACCGGCAACCCGCAGACCGTGGTGTACAGCTATTCGTCCAACAGCGGGGGCG